GTGTCTACTGTTAGGTCACCACTAAACGTACCTGTAGTTGTGTCAATAACAGTTGCAATAATGTCAGCAGGTTTTTTACCTATATATGGCATATTATGTTATCTCCATTATACTCATAGTAGCACTGATCTTATCAGCTATAGAAGAAGAAACTTTTACTACGTCTGTTGTCTCTACAACTATTTTATTACCAGACATAATTTCCAAACTACCACCAACTGGAATAGGAGCATCTTTAATCACAGTTGATGTAATACCTGCACTTGTATCTACAATTTCAACAGTAGCCGATACTTGAGCCGTATGAACATTACAAAGAGTCAATCCTAATATTATAGTGGTTGTCGAACTAGGAACTGTATACAAAGCATCTGACGTACCTGCAACTGTAGACATCACTGCATTGTTTACTAATTTAAATGTGTTTGCCATTCTTTATCTCCTATCCGAGAGCAATCGCAAGGGCAGTTGCTTCATCAGATGCTTCTGTTAATGTTGTTGCACCTATATCATTCAATACCTCACTAGCACTGCGACCCTCTACACTTGTGCCATTTATTCTTAAAAAATCATCATCTGCTACAGTAGAATCTGCAACCAAAACATTGCCATTAGAGATACCAGTTGATAAAGTGGCTGTTGTAGTTATTGGTGTGCCATTTAAAGTCATGGCATCTGCTTCTAATGTACCATCTATATCTGCATCTCCAGATATATCCAAAGTTGCAGCATCGAGTTCGCCAGTTAGTGTTACGTTTCTAAAACCAGTTATGTCTTTATTTATATCAACAACGGCTGCTTTAGATGCTGATATTGTACCAGCAGTAACGTCATCTATAGATTCTAAATCATTTTCATTTATATTAGCATTTCCAATTATAAAACTGTCTGCTGTAATAGAACCACTAACACTTGTATTACCACTAGCATCTAAAAACACTGTCTTAGCAGCTGGTAATGTGCAGAATACTGTTCTTGTACCTGCACTCCAGTTCACGGCACTACCAGAATTAGAACTGGCTAATATTGTTGTTCTTGCTAAAGTTGTACCAGAAGCAGTAAAAGTCCCAAGACCAACCTCAAAGTCTACATTGTCGGTACAAGCATAATATGTTGTATCACCATCACTAAGATTGGCAGTAAAAGTTTCAAAACCAGTAACGGCACCACCTAATGTAAGGGTGCCAGTACCAGTTGTTGTGGTTGTTTCTTTTACTCTATCTGATATTACTAGTGCCATTACTTCAACTCTATTGTCAGATTCCCTGCATTGATTCTAAATATATCACCATCAGCTATTGTTTTATTAGCATCCAAAGCTCCCACAAATAGTATGTTACCACTGCTAGAAGCGTCTGCTACAAATACATGAGTAATTGTTTCTGTTGTACCACCAGAAGCTGGGTATTCAATATTTGCAGAGTTAGTGGCGGTTTGAGTATCTGTTGAATCATCACCTATTGTAGTCCAGTTAGCTGCTGTTACTTGCCTTCTTACATAGTTTGTAAATGTCGCTTCTGTTAATGATCCAGTTTCTGCGGCAGACACAGCTGTAGCAAGACCTACATATATGCTGTCTCCCGGACTAGAAAAGCTTAGAGAATTATTCTTAAATATATAATGTAATAATCTTCTCTCTAAATAGTTGCTTGCTGCATTTGAAGTTGCCATTTATATCTCCTAAGTTCTAGGGCTTCTTGGTAAGCCATCTATATATGCGTCACTATTTTCTCTAGCTTCCCCATAATCTTTTAATCTTGTTAATTGATCCATAAATCTTTTTTCGTATTGTTGAATCAAATCATTTTCACCTTTCATAAATATATATGCATCTACTAAAGATCCATATAGAAGTGCATAAGGTGCATTAGTGCTTAACCATGTGGTGCCGCTATCTGCACCTGCAGTTAAGCTGTCTGGTCTATAGTAATAATGTAATTCTACAGTATAATTTGCGTCTGGGGTAGGAGCCACTAAAAAATTTGATACATCAAATATGGCATAATATCTTGGAGTGCCAGTAGAGGTGGAGCCGTTATATGCTTCTTGTAAGAAGTTAACATCCTTTTGCAATAAAAATGTTTCGCTACCTGCAGTTGTTATTTGTAAGGAGAATGAAGATAAATAGTCTGTTGGAACACTTATATACTTATCATTTAAAGACATTGCTGATGTGGCATTTTTTCTAAATACTTCTAAATCTACAGATTTAAATATTCTTTCTTCTGAAGCTTTTATAAAATCAGACAAATGATTTACAAATAATGTTTCGGAATTATCTGTAAAGTCCTGTATTGCTGTCTTTAGCTGTGCAAACGTAAAGCTCATTTAAGCCTCCAAAGAAACTGGACCAACTGTAACAAATACACCTCCTCCAGTTTTAGAACCTGTTGTAGACGAGGCTGCAATAGTTATTGTGTAAGCATCATCTGTTGTTTTAGTTATAACATATCCATCAGCTAATTCAAAGTTAGCTTTAGTAATTCCATCAAAACCAATACAATTTCTAAACCTTACCCTGTCTGAAGTATCTCTGCCATGCGAGACTTCTTTTACCGTTATTACTGTACTTCCACTGTCTGCCGCAGCAGTTGTAAATGGATCAAGGAATAATAATCTTTCTGTAACAGGCTCTGATCTATCTGGTCTTGCATCTAACAAACTCTGCGTATCATCGATTTTAAGCCTACCTAAAAAGTTTTGTGGATGATCTTTGTCAGCAACATCATAACCTACCCTCAGACCCGTTCTAACGCCGTTCTCGACCTCAAATACAAGGTCTTTTATAGGATATCTAAATCCAGTTCTATCACAAATGCCATAAGCATACTTACCACTGCTATATGCCATTATTTTTCATCCTTGCTTTTATAATAATAATCATCGCTATCGCCATATCTTGATAAATTATCTGTATTTTCTACTTCGTATTCTATTGTACTCACTTTGAAGTCAGGCATCAAGGGCTTGTCTGGCGTTAAACTATTATCATATATCCTCATTCTATTATTTGGATATAAACCAAACTGTCCGTTTTCAAGTTCTATAAGGTTATGCGACTTATGTTCTGCAGGAGTTTCTGCTGTGCTGTAATCAATGGAATTAATATCTGAATGATAATTGTCTATAGTTGCTATATACTTTCCTTTAAAAGAGCCTTCGTCTCTTGTAAGTACCTCAAATACCATAGAAGCAATAAACTGTTTTTCTATGGCAACAACGCCGTAATCCATACAATTCCAAAATTGCAAATTAGGCAAATTTAAATCTGGCTGTGGTGTTTTTTCTATCGATGTAAAAGCACTTATTGGTAGTTTATCAAACATTGCCCCATAATCGGGTAGGTATGTTTCAAAATAAAAAGCTCTACCCGGCATAGATTTACAAGATATCCATACACCCTTTACAAATTCTCCATGACCATCTTGATGGTCTCTCAAGTATTCTTTGCGAACCCAAACATGAATTGCAGGCAGGTTGCATATCAGTTGCGACAATTAATAGCCTCTATTAAAATTCATTCCTCTAGTAGCTGCACCACCACCACGCATCTTAACAACCCCACCTTTTTTCATGTATCCCATTTTATTACGAACTGGTTGTGGCAACTTACCTAATCCTTTATTATCTGCAGGCACTTCTTTTAATGAACCACCTTTATTCATTGCTGTAATTTTACCCATACTAACCTTCTTTCTTTTTGGTTTGTAATCCTCACCTTGATCTCTGAAAGTTTCTGACTTAGGTTTTGATAAAGTAGATTTACTACCAGTTGATTTAAAATCACCCAATTCTTTTTTAGCTTTATCAATATATGATTGCATAGACCCCCCAGCAGATTTTTTCTTTACTTTATCAAATTTCATAGTTTTTGTTTGAGGGTCTTTCATACCTACACTTTGTTTTGTTTTTCTAAGCTCATGATCAAACTTAAAATCATCAACTTTCATAGGCAATGCTGCAAGTTCTTTTTGTCTTTGTTTTTTTCTGCGCCTGTTCTCCATAGCTATAGCGCCTATTCTAATAGGACTAGGACCAGCACTAAAAAGACCTAATTTTTTAGTTTTCTTTTTTATTTTTTTCTTTTCTTTTTCGTAATCTGCCATTATTTTTTCTTTCTTTTAATAACTTCGGATTTAAATCTTACATTTGAATCCTTTGCATTTCTCATATCTTTTCCAGAAACACCACTACCTTCTTTCATAAACATACCTTTTTTCTTAGGTTTAATAGAACTGGGTCTAGGTTTAGGAGTGGCTATATTTTTAGGTTTAACAATATTATCTTTCTTTTTAGAGCCTGCAACACCTAATGCGCTCACAATAGGCTTTGGTGTGCTTCTTATACCCTTACCTGTTTGTGTTGATCTTTTACTAATACCACTAATAGTTTGTCTCTTTTTTGGTGGCGTTGGCTTAACTACTCTGTACTCACCACCTTTTTTAGGCTGTGTCTTAGATTTACCTATAGTTACAGAGCCAATATCTTTTGCTGTTTTAAATATTTTTTTACCTAATGCTTTTGCCCCCGTTAAAGTTGCTCCTGTACCAAACTTTCCACGTGTTAATAAAGCTGCACCAGCACCCATAAGACCTTTTTCAATAGGACCAGCTCTTCTGCCCCTTTTACCCATGCTTTCGGCTTTTTTCTGATTAACATTGCCTTTTCTTCCAGACATAACATTATAATCAGGATCATTAACTTTCTTTTTCGCAGCAGATAACTTGCCGCCATCTTTTTTCTTTTTTACGTTTTGCATATTTTTTCTATTAGTTGCAGATACACCTGCACTAAAATTTTTATCTAACGATTCTGTTTTATCTGCCTTTAAACTTTTAGGTCTTGGTTTAGGCATTGGTGTTTTTTTCTTTTTTATTGGTGTAATAACTATTGGCATAATTAAGCTCCGTAAAATGTATCATAGGGTACAAATCTAGCAGACGCACTCTCTGTATCTTCCCCTGCTGCTAGTTCAAACTGGAATTCATATTCCTGTTTAAGGGGTACAACTCTATTTGCAACTTCTGGTCTTTTCATAGCTATGTAATAAGCTAAACCAGAAACAAGACAAGGCACAAATCTAGGTGGCACAAATGATGTTGTTGTTCCATCTATACCAGATGATATGCCGTCTATCCCTGCTATCCTATAATAAGATAAAGTATATGTATCAGAACTGTCTGGAACAGGCCATAATGTAGCAGTTGTTGATCCCGCTAGTCTTTGTATAAATATTTGCGTGGGTTTGCCTGTGGAATTTTTGGCAGATTGTTGTGCATATGTTGAAACGCTAACCCTTGTTAAGTTAGTGTCAACTTGATTAGAGCCAGTTCCTGTTCTTATTTGATGCTCAACCAAATCCACTGTGTCCGCAGGCAGGGTGTATGTTGCTGTTCCCGAAGTAAGAACTTGTGTTCCTGCTTCAATAGTCCAAAGATTTAGTCCTCTGTTCTGCCATTCCATAGTTAATATATTAAAACTACGTCTAGCATTTCTTAGATCATTACCTGTTCTTAATTCTAAACCGGCTCTTTGATAAGCCTCTTCAAATAAATCTGGTATGTCTGGTACTACTACTGCCATTTATGTGACCTTTCTATAAGCTCTCGTCTTTCGTGCAACCTTCTTGGGTTGTTTAGCCACTTGTTTACCTGCTCTAGTTGCTTTGCGTTTAGCAGCCGTAGAGGAGGCGTATTCAGAGGGCGATAGAGCTTTAATTGCTTTCGCAGGTAAGTAACGCTCACCGGTTGCTTTTGGCCCTTGTGTACTAGGTTTACCACTCTTTGTACGCCATTTTTGTTTTGTCCATGCACGAAGTGACCTCTGTGATTTTTTTAAACCAGACATTACTTTTTACTCATCCATGCCGTTGTCCCCATGTATGCTCCCACTATACCAGCACCAGACAAATAAAACAAATTACTTATATCAGATAAAGCCTTAACTCTTTCCAAGTCTACGAAAAACATAGCAACTGTAAATATACCCATAGATATTAAAGTATATCTAGCCATTCTAAGTTGAGCTAAATGTTTTCTTAACTCGTCTTCTGTCTTTTTGATTTCTTTAACATGAGATAGCTCTTCATCTGTTACAATGCCATCACCATCTTCATCATATTCTTCATATATACTATTTTTTTGTAATTTTTTCATAAGCGGTTTTAATCTCCTCTATTGTTCTTTTACAACCAATACAAGTTTTATTATCATCTAACTTACAAACACCAATACACGGACTCATTTAGCAATGCTCCTTAAGCTTTCCATTACTTTATCTATTGAAGGCTCTTGACCATTGGGATTAAAGACACATTGATAATTGCGTGGGCATCCTACATGAATATCAGTGAACTCTAATTCGTATGTCTTTTGTGCGCCAACATAAATGCAAGCCATTTTATCTTTAAATACTTTTTGTTTTTTTAACCTGCAAGTGGTCATTTTAGGTAAAGAAAGAGTACCATTTCTTATTTTTTGGTCTCTTGTGTAATCTTTCGCAAATACTTTTACACCTACAACCAGCATTGCTATCACTAAACCAATTATAATAAACCCATATCCAACCCATTTAACAACCTCTAATATTTCTTCTCTTTCTTTTTTTGCTTTTGCTTTTGCTTTTTTATGAGCTTCTTTAGCTTGGTTTATTCTTTCGGCTCTTTCAGCTATTATTGAATCCCATGCAGTAGGTCCAAACCTAAGATTAATTAATTGTTTTAATTCGTTTCTTTGTTCTTCTAAAAGTTTACGATTAATAAAATCTTCTGCACTTGATTCTACAGAGCCAAATTGTTCTTTTAATGAAAGTCCTTTTCCTTGACCCTTATTCATTTGTTCTTCGCCAAGAAAGAACCCGTCAATTTGTTTAGCTATATCTTTTATATCATTAACTGTACCGATATTACTTTTTATAAAGTCTACGCTTTTCTGCACTAATGCGATGCCAGTTAATATTTCTGCGACAACCATAAATCATTCCTTTTATTTATAGCCGCCACCTGCTTTCTTGTAGGCTTTAGCCATCATTTGTGCTTTACGAGCAGACCATTGACCGGGTCTTCCGCCCTTACCGCCTGCTTTAATTCTATTAAATATACTTTTTCTAAGTCCCGGCTTGGTGTAGTTACCCGCCTCATTAACTTTACTTTTCTTTTTGATTCTGCCACCAGCCTTCATACCAGAGCTATCATCTATATTTTTTGCTTTACGAAGTATGGCTAAATCACCTGCATCACTACCAGATGTTAAAAAGCCACCACTATTTAATCTTGTAACTTTCATTAAGCTCTCCTGTTAACTTTCTTTGCTTTGCTTGTTCTGGCAAATGATCTGTTAACTGACTTAGGCTTTACTGAAAGATTTTTTATTTTGTTGTCTTTAGGATTACCGTTCTTATGAGCAACATCTTTACCATCACCCTTTTTTACCTTACCAGCAGTTTTCATAGTTGATCTAGCTGTGTTTCTGCTTGCTCTTCTTTTCTTTTGCTCTTTCTTTTTATGGTAGTTATCGTACTCGCCACGATAGTTACGATTGGGCATTTTGCAATTCCTCTAATTCTTTAACCCACTCATAACCGAATTTGCTTTCCCATACATGATCTGTAATAATCATTGCGCAAGCTTTACAAATTGTAGAGTTATCCGCTTTTTCATCTAAAGCTGTTTTGCATTTTGGACATACAATATCAATCATTACTTAGCTCTAGTCTTACCTTTCATAGCACAACCATCTATAGATCTTTTTCTTTTAAGTGGGCCACCAGCCATCATTCCTGTCATAGGGGTCATTCTATTGTTACCGGATTTACCTGCATTTCTTCCTGCTGCCATAGCCATTTGTCTTTTCTTTGCTTCTTCTCTTTTATCTAAAGCAAGAGAACCAATAGGACTCATTCCTGTTTTACCTAATGAAGCTAAAGCTCCTGATATTGGGCCTTTTCCTTTCATTATACTGTAAGCAGGAGAAAATGTTTCTAACATCTTGCCTATGTTTTTCTTTATTACGGGTTTCTTTTTCATTCTATTGCCCTTCATCTGTTGCTTCATTGATGATCTAGATATCATTATTTAAGTAACGATAATAATTCAGTTACCGCTCCTGTATTTGTTACGGCTATAACAGCCAATGCCCCAATCAACATCCATTTAGCTTGAAAGACGGCTCGCTTAATATCAGTCATGTCTGATCTTAATTCATCAACATGCTTTACAAGATAGTCTTGTTTAGATTTCCACTCTGCAAATTCTATTTGCAATGACTGCACATTCTTTTCCATTAACATTTCCACCTTCTTCTGGCTTGACGCAATCGACTATTAGGATTTTTAGCTGCTTTAGGAAATTGTTTCATTTGCCCTGCTGATCTAGCACAATAAGACTTACGCCTTTTAGCGGCAGCACTACCCTTCTTCACTTTACCAGTTACAGCTGTTTTTAATTTTGATCCGGGATTATCTCTGCGATATTTAGCTACACCTTTGGCAGTCATACCCGCACCAGATTTTGTTGGGCGTTTATGACCACCAGATATAGTGTGACCTTTCATAGTGCCTTTTTTCTTATTAACAGGCATTATGACAAGAACAAAGTTAGTTTATTCCCAGACCCTGTAAATGCATGAATATAAGCTCCATTCTCAGCCAATATTCCTTGATCTGGTATATTCAAAGTGTGCAATCCGGCAGGAAAACTTTGAACTAACAAGTCTGCTCCGCCTGATCCATCTTTAATAGTAAATGCACCTGCGGCGTTACCAAATATAACAACCTGTCTTATTCTAGATCTTTGAGGACCTAGAACAGCCGCAGCGTCACCCTGACTAATGTTAAATGCCTTTGCGTCTGATCGACCTGACATATTAGCCTCCTATTATTGATCACCAAATGTTGGAACAGTAGCAGAAACAACATTACCCCAAACATACCAGTTAGTGGAATCTTTAGCTAAAATGTTTATTTCCATTACGCCAAAATCTACTAATGTTATTTTTGAGTTTGAGTTGCCATCAGAATAAACAGCCACGTTGTCTGCGTTAGTATCTAAATGCTGCAAACCACCAATAAAAAAGTTAGTGTCTGAACCAGAGTCAATAATTAAATTTTCTCCTTCAGTTGCTGCTCCAGCATATATTAATTTGAAATTTGCGCCTGCAACTGGACTAGGTAGTGTTATTGTTCGATTAGCAGCAATAGCAGGAACCGCAAGAGTTCTTCCACTATGAGTTGCGTTATCAAGCGTTTTATCCTCATCACCTAATGCAACAGGGGCGCCGCCATAAGTTGTGACTTCTGTAATAGTGCCTAAAGTAGCATCTTTGCTTACAGTTTTAATTGTAGATTCGGATCTAATAGGACCCGAGAAAGTTGAGTTAGCCATTTAAATCTCCTTATCGTGGCAAGTGTCAGCTACATAATGTAACTGTTAAGGGAAAAAGTAAAGGGGCGATTAACGCCCCTTCATAGTTTATTTACGCACCGGGTGATCCGTAGATACCTAGTGGGTCTGATACACCAAATGAATATCTCTCACGGGCTTTGTATCTTACATTACCTGTGTTGAAATCTCCATCCATTGCAGTTGACATAGGTGTTCTTACAAACATCTTCATTCCATTAGGAACATCTGTAGTCAAGAAGAAGGCATCACTGTCTGTTAAGTAGTGGTTGACAGAGTAACCTTCTGGGATTGACCCATTTGATCTTAATGCATTTGTGTCGTTGTCTGAAGTAGCCACTCTTAATTCTGATTGCAGAATTCTTGTAGCAACAAACATTAACGCAGGTGGAATGATAAGTTTTCTAGGTCTTGCTGCAATTAATAAGCCTCTTTCGTCAACAAAAGCTGCAATATCAATAACGGCTTGCTCTAGAGATGTTTCATTCAAATCAGCACCAGATGTAGGTCTGTTACGGTTATTACCACCTGCTACAGTCGGATGATCTGTATCAAATAGAAATTGTCCGTCTCCACTTGTGAAAGTGTCAAACCCTGTATTAAGCAATGAAGCTGCCTTTGTTTGCTTAGTATAAGCCATAGCTCTTGCTAATGCTTTTGTATATCTCGCTGATAGTGAGTCATACAAGTTGTCTTCCATCGCTTCTTCAGTGATAGAGAAACCCATAGCAACAGTTTCATGGTTATATCTAGCAGTAAAAGACTCTTGAGCTGTATCATATGATATAGCTGCACCTTCCTGCTTGATTGGTGCCGCACCAAATCCTGACAACTTGACTTCTTCTTCAAAGCTACGCTCTGAATTTTCAACGTCATAGATTTCTGCATGTTCGTCTTCGTACTTTTGGTACTCTAGACCGAAAAGGGCGTTTAAACCCGGTAGCAACTCTTTAAGGAGTTGCGCTCTTGAAATAGCCATAGTTCAATCTCCCTATTAAGCTGCTGATGGTGCAGCGCCAGAAACGACACCTATACCAAGTTGATGACCAGTGTTGAATTTGCAAAGCATAATTGGATATGCTGTACCCTTTTCATCACCATCGTAACCACCTTTCCAATCAACAATTCTGATTGGTAAAGATGCTGTAGTTGCTGCAGTACTGATATCTAATGAAACCCTAGAAATACCTAAAGTAGCATTTAATGCACCCTGTACTAACGCACAGTTAGCTGCTAAGTCATCATCATTAACAGAACCATCTGCTTGAATTTCAAACAAGATGTTAGGATCATCACATACATATGCCATTGCATTAGTATGAGCTGTTCCTGACCATTGCTGGTTAAACTGTGTTTGACCTGTACTTAGATCAGTATATCTACACCCTAAGAAAATTCCTATAGGTGTTGCTGAAGTTGTACCAGTATCTTTTTGGATAGTGGTAGTTGATCCGGCATCGTTGAGCTTTACAACGTCACCGAAAGCTATTCCTGTGGAATAAGTACTCAGTATTGGATACTGCCTAAAAGAACCATTGTAAGTTCCAGACATATTTCCAACTGGTCTTAAACCGAAAGGAGCTGCTGTTGCGGACATATTAGTCTCCTTAAGTTAAAAGTTAAAATCTATTTTATTTGCGTGTGCTTTTCTCTGGTTTGAGTACTGGCATACGGGGATCGGATTCTCTCATATAATTATTATCTACAGCTGCCATCTGACTTGCAGTAGCATTGCGATGAAATTCTCTTCGAGCATCCATGTTTTCTTTTGAGTTCCTGCAAAGTAACAGTCCCCCAACCTCTACATTACCCTTAAATTTGGAGTCTACATCGGGTAAAACTTTAAGTTCTGGATGATCTTCCAGCCTTACTGGCTCCCAGCCTTCACGAAATTTAGAAGAAACATTAGTGTTATCATTCTGACCTAGTGTTGATGTGCGTATCCAACGGAATTCTACTCCCTCTTGTGGATCGGGGTCAGGTAAAGCATTTGCTCGTTTCCAAGTTACTTTACGTTCTGTAGTTTCTCTAGTCTCAAGTGTGCGTGAATCTCTATTAGCCATTATATTGACTCCTTCAATAATTGCGCTGCATATTGTTCAGGTGTAACTCCCAGACGTTTAGCGAGTCCAATCTGGGTGGAGGTTAGCTGCACTTTGCGTGGTTTTTTTGCACTTCTATTAACTGGGGCAACCACGTTACCAGCAGAACGTTGAGGTGCTTCTACCTCTTCTGTCTCAACACTCTGCTTGTTTGAGTTGAAATGCTCTGGAAAAGCTTTTCCCATAGCATCATCAATTCTTCTATAATACTCTTCTGTGTCTAGTTTAGGATTTAATCCTGCTTTGACTAGCTTTTGGTGTACACCCATAGCGTACCCTGTCATATCTTCATGATCTTCTTTTTGAAACCAATCGCTATTCGCTTCAAGCCATTCCTTATCTTTCCCTGTAGGTTCCTGTACCTTTGGTTGAGCAGGAGCCTGTTGTGGAGGAAAAACTTCAGGCTCTACTGCTCTTACTGTGGGCTTGTAGTTATCTACCCTATACTTTTCATTTTGTATTGTGCTTAATTTTTCTTGAGCCTCAATTAACTTGTCTGGATCACCAGCTTCATATGCCTCTTTATATTCTTGCTTTGCCTTTTCTAGTTGAGCCTGAACTCTACCTTTAGCTTGCTCAACTAAGACACCCTCTCCATCATCAAGGGTTTTTCTTAGCTTTTTATTCTCTTCCATGAGTTTTTGTGTGGCTGTAACTGCCTCATCACTTAGGCGTTTAGCTTCTTCTTTTTGTCTACGCTCTTCGTGATACTCATATTTTAATTGTTTAATTCTTTTTTGTACGTCACCAGAATATTTAGATACTTCATCGTCATCTGGTATCTGTGGAGGTACATTTTCTGCCCTCTTTGGTTTACCACGATCTTCTTCAGGAGTGTCATCCACAACCTCTATCTCAAGATCTTGGCTTTCCATTTCAATTTCTTGTTCTATTTTTTCTGCTGTATTTTCCATTATACCCTCGTATATTCTCTAGGATCATCGACAACAGCCTCAACTGTGTCGTCATTAATTAACCTAAATTCTTCACCTCTGAGTTTAAATCTTGTACCAGAATAAGATCTGAATATAACAAAATCACCCTCTTTACAGTATGGTCCATCTGGGAACTTGTCTGCATCATTGTATGCAGCTTTCCCCATTGCTATGACCAATCCTATAATAGAAGCTGTTTGCTCCAATCCTTTTAGTTTGTCTGGTATAATAACGCCACCACTTGTTTTCTCTTCTAACTTTGGTATCGCTATAAGTAATTTATAACCCTGTGGTTCAGGTAATTTACGAGTAGTATCTTCGTCTAGTTCTATTTTTTCTGCAGAGTACATCTCTGTTCCTTTTTGCAGTGATTTAGGTTCACAGTCACCTTGCAGGCTTTATACCTGAATATTCTTATTTTAAATATACACAACTATTGACATAATTGGAACCCCTATTCCTCAATAAATCGTTTCTCAGCTTCTTTGAGTAATTCTTTAGAAATTGACATTCCTTCTATTTTGCCTATAAGTCTTTGATATTCTTCAAAGTTTTTTGGTCTACCAGATGTAAGATAATTAGATACTATATCTATTTCTTCTTGCACTTTTTTAATAATATATGTGTATATAGTTTCATTTTTACTCATTACTTAATTCTTTTGCTACGTCTATCGCAATCCTCGTACCTTCTGAAACAGCCTCGTTTTTAATCTTTTGAGATTGAAGTTCAGCGTCTGTAGCAGCTTTTGTAAGGGCAACACCAAGACGCGCACCTTCTCTCTTGTCTTCAGATTCCAATCTTTTACCTTGATTTTCATTGTTCATCATCGCTTTCTGAGCTTCCAGCTCTAATTTAGCCATGTCTATTTGCTTCTTATGTTCAAGCTCTTGTTCTTTTATAGCAAGCTCTCTTTGTTGAATTTGTGTTAATGGGTCTTCTTGTTGTCTTTGTGCCTGTGCCTGTTGAGCTTCAGCTGTATTAGATTTCAATAACTTTTCTGCCGCTTCTGCTGTTATTCTTGACAACTCTTCTTCCGCATCTTCTGGTAATGGCTTTTCTTCATTAGGCATAGCAACACCAAGATTTTTCTCTATCTCTTTTCTGTATTGAAATGCCACATGTTCTGTTATGTGTGCTGATAAAGCAGCCTGTATTGCTCCTGCAAAAGGTGACTGCCCTACAATTTCTTTTATCTTTGGATCATTAGCTGCCGCCATATGAACTCTAATATGAGCTTCGTGATCTTGATACTTAAACGCTTTAACTGGCTCTTGCTTTAACATAGCCATGTTTTCTGTAACTGGATCTGCAGGTTTAATGTCCTCTGGCAGTTTAATTATTGAACTAGCATCTTGTATGCCAAGAACCTCAAGCATTTGTCTGTGTAGCTTGCCCATATCATAAAGTTGTGGAGCTTGCTGTGCTAGTTGTAGTGCTGCCTGATACTGCATAACTCTCTGTGACATTGTTGCTGCATTAGGATCAGATACAGGTATAACATCTATCCTGTCATCAAAATCTTTTGTTCTTGAAAAATCACCTTCCATCTCATAAGCATAACTGTCATCCATATAATCTCTAATAACAGCAGCAAGCAGTCTAAGCTCATTCTTTAATGCTGCATGTAGTCTGGCTTGAACACCAGACATAACTTTCATTGACCTTTCCATCAATGCAAGAGTTGTCCCTACAGGGGCTTGGGCGTTAATGTCCCCAACCTGTATATCGGCTACCGACCCTATTCTTCTTCCTTCGTCAACGATATTTCCGAGTAATTGGTACAGTACCGAAGACGGTTCTTTGTAAGGAATGAAAGTAATAGCATCACGGATTGCACCACCCGGGACATCAACGTCACGGAACTCACCCGGCATGAGAGGCGAATCATCACCTTTGATACGAAGACCCCTAGCTTTAAGACCAGCAGGCAGATTCGACAACGTACCGGCATCGATAAGCTGTCTAAGGATTGAGGTTGCGCTTTTTGCAAGTCCACCGATGAGGTGTATAAGTCCTGTTCCGTAAAAGCCCAACCCGGGGAGATACCTATAGTGGACAAAGTATTGTCTTTTCTTTTTCTTTTTGTCATCTTCGTAGTAATTCCTTCTTATGGATAATATCTCTCTTGATGATTTGTCTATGGTAATGACATAAGGTCTAGCTATTCCATCTTCTTCATTGAATGGCTCTGGCATTTCCATGTCCACATGCATCTCCAGAAGAGTATGCCTGTCATCATCTTCAATCGTGGCGCTTTCTCCATCTAGCTCATCATATTTTTCCTGTATATCTGACATATCCGGCTCTGGATCAGGAAGTTCTATATCACGATAAAACCCATTATTTTGTAGTTTCATTATATCATTTGATGTTTTTTTCATTACATGTGTGTATCTCTCACATGTCATAAGATCAGATGCGCCATATGATACAACAAAGTCTTCTGCAGGAACAAACATTGCACATGGTCTTTCCATGATTGGATCGTAATAAACTTTCTTAAAGGCAGATCCTGCTAACGGAAGTTTAAATAACATTTGCTCTGTTTCATCACGATACTCTGTCATCTCCTCAGTAAGAAGATAATTCATTTCGTTTTCTACTCTTTGAGCTTGCTCTGTTTTTTCTACAGACATTTTGCCAAGTATCTTTGTTCTCACTGGCCCAGAAGCAGGGTATATCTCCCCCATAGCCTGTGCCTGAAATCTAACTATTGATTCTGTAAGGATTGGATGAAATACACCAGATGATCCAGCCCAAGGCTGCTGTCTTTCTTCTATTCTCATTCCAAGAAGATCAAGCCCCTTAACATAACTTTTTGCCCATTCACTTCTTGATTGCCTATCTGATTGAAAACTGCTTAACAGCTCACTTGCCATTTCTTGCAAGTCATTCTCTTCTATTTCTTCAGCAAGGTTACGATCAAATTCGCCACCCATTATCTCTTCTACCTGCTCTCCTGTAAAATCAATAACCATGCCTCCATCTTCTGTTTCAACAGAAACAGCTTCTGGATTTGTGATTTCAATGCTTATTTCAGAATCAGGTTCATCTTTGAAATCATCAAAACTTGGTACTGGAGTCAAAGGTTTTTCAATAGCCATTTTAATTTCCTTTAGTAATATTCAACGGGTCTTCTATATTTTGGCTCATCATCCCAATCATCCATTGTTGTTCTGATCCATCCACCCTGCCTAAATCTTAACAGTGCCTGTGTGGTTGAGTCAACTAAATCATCATGATCGCCTGCTGGAAACGCTGCACATTCTTCTACAACCTCTTCTGCCCATCTTGTTGGTGGACACCAAACTACACCACTTGCAAACAAGTCCGTTACACTGTTTACCCTAGCTATCTTATCCTGTCCACGGCTTGGTGTAAACTCCGTAACTGGAATTCCCATAGCTCTTAACTCAAAAATTAAAGGAGATCCTGCAGCTTTTGCCTCTACAATCATTTGATCTGGCTCGAATTCCCAGTATTTATCATAGGCAGCACGTTTTAATTCAGGAAACTCCAGCTTTTCTTTATACGCATCTATCAATATTAGATTTGGTCTTTCGTTTCCTTCGTCATCCGGATGATAAAATATTCCCCATGTAGTGCAGGCACTATAATCCGCTCTTTGCGTTTTTAAGAAGGCTGTGTCCCATGATTGTATTATAGCATCACAAGGTGGTAAATCACTTTTTTCCCACTCCTGCCACCATTCACGCTTGATTAAAGCCCCTTCTTCCGATGTAGGGTCCTGTTGGTACTGTGCGTTCCATTTTGATACCGGTAATTCTGCTTTTAGAGCGTCTAATTCTTTTGAACTCCAAAATTCAGGCCATAATGGCTTGCCTGAAGGCATAATTGCAGGTAATTGTATCACTTCCCACTCATTTGACCCCTCTCTTTCAACAGATTTGTTAACAATCTGCCCTGTGAGGTCCCTTTTTGACCATCTGGTCATCACAAGTATGATTGCACCACCCGGTTGTAATCTTTGTCGGGGTCCAGATGTATACCATTCGTAAACTTTGTTATAAACTTCAGGGTTATATTCGCCCATTGTAGCTTCTTGCTCTGAATGTGGATCGTCAATGATAAGAATATCGGCACCTTTACCTGTCACAGCACCTCCAACACCTATCGCAAAGTAGTCACCACGCTTATTTGTGTTCCATCTACCTGCCGCTTTACTGTCTGTGGACAATTCTATACCGGGAAATACATTCTGGAAGTCTTCGTTTTGTATTAGGTTACGAACCTTACGACCAAAGCCCACTGACAGCTCCGCTGTGTGTGCCGTCTGAATAACCTTCTTCTCAGGGTACATACCCAAAAACCATGCAGGGAATAAATAACTTGCAAATTCTGACTTGGTGTGACGGGGTGGCATGTTAATAATCAATCTTTTTAAATCACCCCGGGCCACTCTTTCAAATGCCTCTGCCATTATCTCATGGTGTCTGCCGTGAATAAATGAAGGCCACATCAATTTAACAAAAGGTAAAAAACTTTTTCTAGCTTCTTCTCTGCTCTTTGCTTCTTCAAGCTCTTCAACTAATGCAAGTATTTGCCTTTGTTCTTCTGGAGGAAGCTTCTCAATGCTCTTAACATTATTCTTTAAAATAGATGTTAAATCATTCATTCTCGTTCCTGTATTCAGGAGGCCTACTCTCAACTATTCTCTGTGCTAAATCAATCATCCATAATGATTGCGGTGTATCAACTGAAGAACTTATATGAAGACACCTGTCTCCCTCATCGTTTCTTTGCCACCCAATAACTATAATATCCTCAAGATCATAAATCTCTTCTTCATAAATTGTTTGAGAATTCTTGTAATCACTTAGGTTTATAATATTGTCTGACACTAAGGTTCCTTCCCAATATATAAACTTTTTCCATATATAAATATATATTACATATATAAATATCTTATGCATATATAGATATATATTACATATATAAATATATAATAATAATA